GCAAGGGTTTCCGGCAATGCAAGGGTTTCCAGCGATGCAAAGGTTTACGGCAATGCAAAGGTTTCCGGCAACACATGGGTTTCCGGCAATGCAAGGGTTTCCGGCAATGCAGAGGTTTTCGGCGATGCAAGGGTTTCCGGCAATGCAAAGGTTTCCGGCAACACATGGGTTTCCGGCAATGCAAAGGTTTCCGGCAACACATGGGTTTCCGGCGATGCATGGGTTACCGGAAATGCAAGGGTTTCCAGCGATGCAGATTATGCATTAGTACAGGGATTCGGGACAGAATTCCGCTGCACAACTTTTTATAGGGGCAAAAATAAAAAAATAATGGTTAATTGCGGATGCTTCCATGGGGATTTAGAAGAATTTAGAAAACAGGTAAAAGAAACACGAAGCGGAAAAATAGCAAAAGAATACCTAATGATTGCTGGTTTAATGGAATATCATTTCGCAAGCGAGGATTCTAGCAATGAATAGCGTACTACAATCAAAAAAAGAGTGTTTTTTCTGCAAAGCAACCCAAAATTTACATAGACATCATGTCTTATATGGCAGTAGCAACAGAAAACAAGCCGAAAAGTATGGTTTTACAGTTTATTTGTGTTTAAATCACCATACCAACGGTGGTGAGGCAGTGCATCGCAATCCCAACGGACCGCTAGACAGGTACCTCAAGGAGCTAGCGCAGAAGTATTGGGAGGAGAACAACGGAACGAGGGAAGAATTTATCAAAACATTTGGGAGGAATTACCTGTGAACAAATTTAGAAATAAAAAGATTTTTACGAAAGATGGGAAGTTTGATAGCAAGAGAGAAATGCATCGTTATTTAGAATTGGCGGCGATGCAAGAGGCAGGGGAAATTACAGGATTAGAGCGACAGCCGAGATACATACTTGTGGGCAGCCAAAAGCGAGAAGACGGCACTACAGAGCGCCCCGTATCATATACAGCAGATTTCCGATATACAGACAAAGAAGGCAAGATTATTGTCGAGGATGTAAAATCCCCGCGCACAAGAAAAAATCCGGAATACATCATCAAGAGAAAGCTGATGCTTGAACGGTATGGCATCACGATCAGGGAGGTGGCGTAATGAAAAAAACAGGAGACTCAGAAGCAAGAAAAGCGGCGAAAATACTCAAGAAGTACTGCAACGAGCATAAATATTGCCGAAATTGCCTTTTTGCGGTAGGAAAGGAGGGCGCGGCTTGCCTGCTAGTAAATAAATTGCCGTTTGACTGGGTAAGATATTAAAGCTGGACACCCTCCGGGGTTAAGGATAGATACACATTACAGTAACACGTTAACGGTTCCATGAGGAGCTATATGCCATTGATTCCTCCGGATTTATTCCGGAGGGGAAAGGAAAGAAAATGAAAGTAGAAGAAATGCAAAACAGTGAAGTGGAAGACTATTTGTTAGAACATTTAGAAATAGGCACATTGTTTAGCAAATTAACGGAAAAGGCGGGTGAATTATCCAAATCCGCAACGATACGTGCAGAAATTATGGGATTTAACCCAACCCCAGCGGAAGTGCTAATAGCAGAGAGTATTTTGCGTAGAAATATGGCAGAAGTTATATTGATTTGTGAAATACTAGCCTGCAACACAGACGCGTGGGACGATGTTAAAGACACACAAGAAGAAATAGCGAGAAAATGGGCTGAGTTAATAATGAAGGAGGAGGAGAAATAAAAATGCCATACGGGCTGAAAGACGAAGATTTTGACAAAATACAAAACAAAATAGCGAAAAAACTATATGAAATACCAAGCCTTGACCGAGCCGCATTTCTGGTGGGATGCACAGAACAAGAGTTAAGGGAAGCAATGACCGAACTACGCAAAACACCCAAATCGAGGGGGAAAATTGAAGCCGTAGAAAGGGAGTTGAGAAACAGAGGAAACAAAAACAAAAAAACAAAGCTTTTCCCAAGCGACCTGACAGAAAAGAGATTTGCGAGGGAGTGGACGAAAGCGTGCGGAAGAATAAGGGGGAATAGATAAATTGGAACGTGTAAGAAAGGAGTGGTTTTATGGACTCGAAGAGAACTTTACTTGATATATTTCATGTATCCGAATCATATAAGCTTCCAGATGTAATTATGGATGCGTTACTGTCTGATAATGCAGAAAGTATCATAAGGCTAGTGAAGAAAAGCACGCACGATGATATCCGGGATATATTTCAGCAAGAGCAGGGAGACAGAAAAACTTTAAAACAGGATTTCACACCGGATTGCATCTGCACCATGGTCGCAAAAATGATGAAGCCAGGCAGTGTACTGGATATGTGCTCCGGAACGGGAATATTAAGCAAGGCAGCAGCAAAAGAGCATGGCATAAAAATATGCGAACAGGAATTTAGTGAGCGTACGATTCCATTTGCCTTACTAGATGCCTGCATTGATGGATTGGAAGGAAGTATTAGCCGGGCGGATTGTTTACGGGGAAATATAATGCAAACATATCATTTAGAAAAAAATAATGATATAAGTATCCCAAAACAAGTAGAACCGGAAGAAATGGGATGCTTTGATAATGTAATTATGAATCCACCATACTCTATGAAATTCCCAGAAGCGGACGAGATGCCAATCATGGGACATAAAATTCCGAAAAGCAAAGCCGATTACGGATTTATACTGCGCGGTGTACAATATTTAAAAGATGATGGACGACTGATTGCGATACTTCCGCATGGTGTCCTTTTTCGAGGAGCGGCAGAAGGAAAAATTAGAGAATGGCTTGTTAAAGAGCACTGGATTAGTGCTGTAATTGGATTACCGGATAAGTTATTTTTAAATACAGCAATCCCAGTATTTTTACTAATTTTAGAAAAAAATTCCCCAGATATTCTTTTCATTGACGCATCAAGACGATTTGAAAAGAAATCAGCACAAAACGACATGTCGCAGGAGCAGATAAGAGATGTCGCCGATGCTTTTTTTACACGTAAAGATGCAGAAAAATATGCTTACGTAGCATCTTATCAGGAAATAAAATATAATGATTACAATCTAAATATCCCAAGATATGTAGATACGTTTGAACCAGAGCCTCTACCAGACGCGGAAGCGATTCTTAAAGAACTGCAAAAAATTGAAAATGAAGAGAGGAAAACTAGAAAAGAACTGTACGAAATGCTGGGGGAACTGGTAGGTAGCAAGGGGGATATGAACGTTATGAAAGAACATAGAAAATTGCTGAAGCCGCAGAATACAAGAAATACTTTCAGGCAAATGACATTAGAGGATTATGAAAATGCAATGTAAAAAAGTCAATATTTTTGAGATATGCAAAGTAGAACGTGCGGTGGCTGGAAAAATATATACGGCAGGGAGTTGCTATGTAAAATTAAGTGCTGCGGATGAGTATGTAGGCCAATTAAAAAATGACAATACACTGGATACAAGATACGCAGTGTTTGAACCAAACGAAGGAATTTGCGCGGATTACTTGCACATTGCTATCTGCAATAAGTTTCCTGAGTTTTTGCGAAAATACCGGACAACAATTAATTTACAATTTGAAACATTAAAACATTTCGTACTTGACTGGCACGAAAAGGAGGAAGAACAGAGGTATGTTGTAAATGCAGTCAAGGCGGTGGATAATGAAATAGAACTTACCGAAATGCAGATAGAAAAAGAGAAAGAGATGAAGAAATGGTATCTTGCAAAGATGATGGCGCAACAAAACCAGACACCTACATGATCATATCAGAAAAATTCATGCAGGGTAATATAAGCGAGGACGAATTTGTGGAACGGTATAACCGATTGATTGAGCAAGAGGCTGAAAAACACTGGGAACCGGTCGAACCACATGAGCATATTTAGGAGGGAAAAATGATATTTGTAGATGAAAAAACTAAATTAAAATATAACACAGACAAAATGGAACTGATTTCCTACAAGTGCAAAATTTCGATAAGATTCGGAATTGTGCTAAAAGCTAAAATATACAAAAGCAAAAAAGGGAATTGGTTATGTGTGGCAAAGTGGTCGAATGGAGCAGAGTCAACTAAAGTATTGAGTGAAGACGAGGCGAAACAAATCTTGTTATTAAATGATTTAGAGGCTTACGAAAAAGTTTTTGGAGAATTGGAGGAGGCATAAGATGTTAACTGCTGTATATGATACAGGGCGTTCTACCGACGTAATGGAAATTCAGAAGGATGCTCAATACTTGAAAGAAGAAATGACTGGTTGTATATACAGGCACTTCAAAGGAGGATTATATATCGTAACGGACGTTGTAGTAAATTCCGAGTCTCTTGAGATAGAAGTAATATACAAAGACTTTACACCTTCCCAGCTTACATGGAGTAGAGATTTAAAACAATTTTTTTCGGGAGTCAATACAACAAAGTATCCTGACGCGCTACAAAGAGTGAGGTTTAAAAAAGTTGGAAGAAACGGGGAGATAGAACGATGAGCAATCCCAAACACGACTGGTATGGACACGCAGTAAAGCAGGTAAAAAAATACCCAGACAAACTGATCGCAGAAAATACAGCTCAGTCAGCCCTATGGATGTACGCTATCAACAAGGCGATAAAGCAGACAGAGGGGATGGACAACGGTGAGGACAGAATGAAAGCTGTACAGCTAGTATATTTCGAAGATAGATACACGATAGCAGGGGCGGCGAATAAGCTCGGATATGCAGAAATGACTATACGTAGATGGCTTAGTGCTTTCGCCAATTTGGCTGGGAAATATGCAGGATATTAGAGGGGGAGAATTATCTCCCTCTCTTTTTTATGTTTGTCTAACACAGCTTAAAAGATGTCGTACAATACACTTGTACGGACGAGTACTGGTAACTTTTTGTGAGACATAACCTCCTCTATCTTTTTGTGGTAAAAGTGTAAACTCTCACCCGCGTAAAAGAGAGTACGTAAGACGCCTATCCCACGGTGCCTTGCGTTCCATACAGGTTGCGGATCTACAAGTGTTTAGAGACCAGTCGCTTATTAGTCTTACCCCGGTGGCTGTTAAGGTGCAATTCCTTATACTTGTATTTAGTTGCATTATTGCAACTGGCGTAAACGATTTTTTTCATATTTTCTTTTCTTTCATATAACCCCGTAATGGATTGTTTACGGGGTTATGGTTGTATTTAGGAGGTGACCCCCAAAATGGGATAAGTAAATACCAGGAGTGGCTGACCCAAGAAGGGTTGCTCAAACTAGAGGGATGGGCACGAGATGGATGCACAGACAAAGAGATTGCGGCAAACATCGGTATTAACCCAGATACCTTGTATACATGGAAGAAAAAATTTCCAATTTTAGCCGATACCTTAAAAAAGGGAAAAGATGTTGTGGACAGGCAAGTGGAAAAAAGCCTGTTGCAACGGGCGTTAGGATACAGCTACGAGGAGACAAGCGAAAAGTACGAAGGTGGAGTAATGACGGAGCGAAAAGTAACAAAGAAGCATATTCCACCGGACACAACAGCGCAGATATTCTGGCTAAAGAACAGAAAACCAGAACAATGGCGTGATAAGCCGCAGTCAGAGAGTGCAAGTGACAAGGTACTAGCGAAAGCTATTGAAATCCTTGGGGGTGTCAATAGTGCCATTGACTAGCAAGCAGGCAGAATATCTGCAAGGTTGTAACCATCGTTGGAACGTAAAGACCGGGGCGACAGGCTCCGGGAAATCCTTTGTTGACTACGCAATCGTAATCCCTCAACGCCTGACGCACCTAAAAGGGCTGGGGTTGGCTGTGATGTTGGGAAACACCAGAGGCACGCTACAACGTAACATACTTGACCCCATGCGGGAGATTTGGGGCGAGGAGCTAGTAGGCGAAATACGCAGTGACAATACAGTACAGCTGTTTGGCAAAAAAGTATATGCATTAGGTGCTGACAACAAGAAGCACGTTGCAAGGATACAGGGAGCGACGATTGAGTATGCATACGGCGATGAGGTAACGACGTGGAATCAAGAAGTATTTGAGATGTTAAAATCTCGTCTCAGAACGTCGCACAGTCATTTTGATGGGACGTGCAACCCGGCGGGACCGAAACACTGGTTCAAAGGCTTTCTGGATTCCGATGCAGATATATTCCAGCAGGCGTACAACATACACGATGGCTGCCTACCTCCGGAGGTAGTGGACGAGCTAATAAAAGAGTACTCCGGGACACACAGGTATCAACGATACATACTAGGCAACTGGGCAGTAGCCGAAGGACTTGTGTACGATATGTTTTCTGAGGAAAGACATGTCTGTAAAGCAAAGACTAGCGGAGAGATAATTGTTAGCTCCGACTTTGGTATGCAGAACGCTACCGTCTTCCTAGTCTGGCAGAAACGAGTAGATACTGGCAACTGGCACTGCATAAAAGAGTACTACTACTCAGGCAGAGAAAACAACCGAATGAAACCGGTCAGCGAGCTAGTAAAAGGACTAGAGGACACGCTAAACGGGCAGAAAGATGATTTGGTGATTGTTGACCCATCCGCCGCCGCTCTCATCGTGGAGTTACGCAGTAGAGGGCACAAGGTCAAAAAGGCGGATAACACTGTTAACGATGGGATAGCAGACGTTGAGACGATGTTGACACAAGACAAATTATCGTTTGACCCGTCTTGCACGCACACGATCGAGGAGTTTGGCATTTATGCATGGGACCCAATAGCGGCTGACAAAGGCAGGGATGCAGTCATAAAACAGTCAGACCACGCAATGGATGCTATCAGGTATTTTGTAAAAACATTAAAACTCGTCAAGCGCAGCCGAACAAGACAATACAAATCAATTCTAGGGTGACGACAAATGTATTTATCATATCAAGATTTCATTGCCGCAAAAGACAAAGGGCAATTTATAAATCAGTTTATAAAATTCCACGAGAGTACAGAAGCATACAAAGAGGCGTTAAAAGCGGACAAGTACGATGCACAGGAAAACGAGACTATCTTGCAGTTTCAGCGTGTTTACTACACTTTATTGGGTCAGAAAAAAGTGGACAATTTCTCATCCAATGCGCAGATATGCTCTAATTTCTTTCACAAATTAAATACACAGCGTTGTTCGTACAGTCTGGGAAACGGTGTCTTTTTTAACGATATGAGCGTTAAAGATAAACTAGGCAAACAATTCGACAGACGGATTAAAGAGGCGGCTTACAATGCATTAATCCATGGTCAGTCCTTCTTGTTCTGGAATGTGGACCACGTGCACGAATTTCCTTTTACGCAGTTCGCCCCAATGTGGGACGAGGACACAGGGGCGTTGATGGCGGGCATACGATTCTGGCAGTTGGACGAACAAAAACCATTTAAGGTTGTGCTGTACGAAGTAGATGGATATACAACCTACAGCGCAAAAAGTAAATTCGGAGAATTAAAAGAGAACGCTCCCAAACGAGCATACAGACAGAGGGTCGAGGTTGCGAACAATTTGGAACCCGAAATCATCGGGGAAGAAAACTATAGTAGCCTCCCTATTGTACCAATGTTTGGAAACAAAAGGCATATAAGCACCCTGAGGGGGATGCAGTCAAAGATTGATGCCTACGACGCGGTGCAAAGTGGTTTTGCTAATGATTTAGACGACTGTGCACAGATGTATTGGCTCATTTCCAACGCTGACGGTATGACAGACGACGAGCTGGCAGAGTTTAGAGACCGCCTAAAATTTCAGCATATCGCAAAGGCCGAGGAAGGGCAGGTACAGGCATACACACAAGAGCCGCCGTATACCGCCAGAAAAGAGTTTCTCACGCAGATGCGGTCAGAAATTTATGAGGACTTCGGGGCGCTGGATGTACACACCATAGCCGCCGGAGCAACAAATGATCATATCGACGCCGCATACCAGCCACTAGATGATAATGCAGATGATTTTGAGTACTTTGTGGGCGATGCGATTGAGAAGATTCTGGAGCTTGCGGGGATTGATGACGAACCACAATTTAAGCGGAACAGAATCAGTAACGAGAAAGAGCGTACAGACATGATTCTTGAGGCGGCTAATTATCTGGACGAAGAAACCGTCCTGAAAAAATTACCGTTTGTTGCACCGGAGGAAGTGCCGGACATCCTTGCAAAGTTGGACGAAGAATCATATAACCGCTACACAGAACCAATTGAACCTGATGCGCCGGAAGGTAACCCGGAAGGGGATGAATAACTATGTATCCATCTGACAAGTGGACAGAGCAGGAGCTACAAAAGTTAGAAAAGCGGTTAGCAGATGTATATAAACAAGCCGGAAAGGAACTTGACGGCAAAGCGAGAAACTATTTTAAACAGTTTTCCCACCGGTACGCCAAAGAATATGCGGCATACCAGGCAGGGAAATACACAAAAAAAGAATTTGAAGCATGGCTAATAAATCAGTATGGCAGAGGGCAGAGGTGGGAAGCACTGCGCGAGGACATGGCGCGGCGACTGACAGAGTCAAACCAGATTGCCGCGGCATACATCAATGAGAAAACCCCCCTTGTTATCGCCCTTAATCGCAATTTTGAGGCATATATGATTAAATCTCTTGTGCCTGATAGACAGATAAAAGAGATTGGAGATATTGCATTTAATTTGGTTGATGAGCATACAGTTAAGCGGCTGACAGTCAGAAAACAAAAAATTCTCCCACCCCGAAGGGTGCTAAAAAGCAAGGATGTGCACTGGAACAAAAAGAAATTGCAAAATGCACTACTGCAAGGAATTTTACAGGGTGACAGCATAAAAAAGCTCGCAGGACGATTCCAAAACGTTACAGGTATGAATCATACTGCCGCAATTAGAAACGCCCGCACAGCGTTCACAGGGGCACAGAACGGGGGCAGGCAGGCAGCATATGAGGAAGCCTACCAGATGGGAATTGATGTAGTGAAACACTGGACAGCAACAAAGGACTTGAGGACACGAGACAGCCACAGGGCGCTAGATGGCGAAGAAGTACCGTTTAACATGGCGTACTCAAACGGTCTCATGTATCCGGGAGACCCAAGTGGAATCCCGGCGGAAGTTTATAACTGCCGCTGTACGCAGAGAACTGCACTACCCGCCGAACTAGCACAACCGCGAATGATACGCGTCAGAAACCCAGAGACAGGCAGAAACGAAGTCATAGAAGACATGACCTACTACGAATGGTTAGCAACGCAAAGGGGGCGAATATAATGGCGGATATTGATGTTGTGAGTCACGTGGACGAAGTAATACTTAAAACCACCATGGCACTTGCAAGGGCATTAGAACAGGCAGGAGCCGCCGCAGAAGGGCACGCAAAAGACCTTTGCCCGGTCGATACGGGCGCATTAAGAAACAGCATTACGCATCGGACCGACTTGGAAAATCTCACGGAAACAATAGGCAGCAACGAAGAATACGCCGCCTATGTGGAACTAGGAACTGGCGTGTATTACAAGGGAGGAAGAAAGACCCCGTGGACTTATCAGGACGATAAGGGACAATGGCACATCACAAACGGTCAGAGGGCGCAGCCGTATTTAAAACCGGCGGCGGCAAATTACGCAAAAGAATACACGGCAATTATTGCAGACGAATTAAAAGGGGCGATGGGATAATGGACAGATTGTCTTTACTCGTCAAGGCAAGAGAAACAGCAGAGTATTTTATTGATAAAAAGTTTAAGTACTCTCAGGGCGTGGCGAATAGCTGGGCGGGTGCAAAGAAGAAAAAGGTAAGTAATTGTGCATCGTATGTATGTTATTGCCTGCAGCAATTAGGCATCCTTAAACCGGGACAACTGTTTTATTGTAATAGGAATGGAACAGTTGTCTATAAGGGTGCAGGAACAAAAGCGGCTATATCAAAACGATATAGATTGATAAAAGTAAATAAATTACCCCGGGATTATAAAAACAAATTAAAACCGGGAGATATTTGTTTTTACCGCCTGCATACCAATATTTTTGCAGGAATAAACGAGAGCAACAAAATGGTGTGGTGGGATGCCGGAAAGGCTAGCACTAACACTAAAAAAGCAGGCGGAACATATAAAAAAATACACAGAGTTATCAATGGAAATCAGAAGATTTTATATGTGTTGAGATGGAAAGGGTGACATAGTGAAAAAATTATTTATTAGCCCGCTGATAGATGGCAAAACGGACGAGGAATTTTTAAAAGAAAGAAAAAACGCAATCAAAAGCGCAGAAAAAATATTGAAAGAACCTGTGGAGGTAATTGATTTGATTTTTCGAGCGGGGCCTGATACTGCTAATAAACCTCTTTGGTTTATATCGGAATCGCTCAAACTGTTATCAACTGCTGACATTGCGTATTTTCCGAAAGGTTGGGAAGGCGCGAGAGCGTGCAGAGTTGAGCACGCCTGCGCTGTTGAGTACGGGATTGCAGTGATTGAAGGTTGTAAAGGAGAAAAATATGGCACAGAGGAAAATTATTGACGTGTCGGTATACAACGGCACAATCGACTGGAAAAAAGTAAAGAAATACGGTTGCGATGGTGCAATTATTAAGATTATCCGCAAGGATTTAGGCAAAGATAAAAAATTTGAGGAGAACTATAAAAAGTGTGAGAAATTAGGTATCCCATGGGGCGTGTATAACTACACATACGCTACTACAGTGGCGAAAGCTAAGTCGGACATGGAGCTTGTGTGCGACATCCTCGACAATGTCAGCAAAAAGTATTTTAAATACGGCGTCTGGTTTGATATCGAGGACAAAGTGCAGGCAGGGCTGAGCAAGGTAAAGATTGCTGAGATTATCAATGCAGCACAGACTGTCGTTGAGTCAAGAGGGTATAAATTCGGCGTTTACACTGGTAAATCATACTTTGCGGAGCATATTGACAAAAATAAGGTCAAATGTAAAAACTGGTGGATTGCGCGTTATTACAAAGGCTATAACCGCATGGCGTTTAAGGCAACACCGAACAAATCTTATAAGCCTACAAACGTGGATAACCTTATGGCATGGCAGTATACCAGTTCTGGCGTATTTCCCACCAGGGTTTCAACCGGCAACGGCGGAAAGTTTGATTTAAATATTTTGTATCACGACTTCCCGGCGACGGTGCAGAAGGAAGAAACAACAAAAAAGGTTAAATACACCGGGAAATTTCCTAAATTGCCGCCACGCGGCTACTATGCGTTTTTAGACGGCATCACGGTATTAAAAAACACAAGGGAAGAAATTGAGAAATTGCAGAAGTTTTTAAACTGGGCTATCGGCTCAAAATTAGAAACTGACGGCAAATATGGAGAAAAGACAGAAGATGCAGTTAGTATTTTCCAGTCGAAATGTAAATTAAAAATTGACGGCAAATTTGGGGCGAAATCCCTTAAAGCTGCAAAATTATTTAGTAAGTAATCACGAAGTACTGTGATTTACATATAAAGTCATTTAGGGAAAGAAATCCCTCAAAGAAAAGGAGTAATCAAATGGCATTAACAAGAGCTTTTTTAAAAAGCATGACACTTACAGACGAGCAGGTTTCCGCGATTATCGAAGAACACTCTGCAACCGTTACGGGTCTCAAGAACGAGATTAGTAAATACAAAGAGGACGCAGAGAAAGTCCCAGACCTCCAGAAGAAATTGGAGGACTACGAAAAGGACGACTGGAAAGGCAAGTATGAGAAAGAACACGCAGGTTTTGAGAGCTACAAAGCCGAACAGGACAAGAAAGCGTCCTACAATGCGAAAGAAGCCGCATACAAAAAGATGCTTGAGGATTCCGGCGTGTCTAGCAAGGTAATTAACCTTGCATTAAAAGCATCAAAAGAGACTATTGATAATTTAAAAATCGGAACTGACGGCAAACTTGAGAACGCAACAGAGGTAGAAAAAGGCATCAAAGAAGCGTATGCCGATTATATTACAACTGAAAAAACTCAGGGCGCTAACGTATCAAATCCACCGGGAGGAGAACCGGGGAAAATGACCAAGAAAGAAATCATGGAAATTAAAGATGCAGGCGAACGTCAGAAAGCGATTGCGGAAAATCACGAACTTTTTGGATTTTGAAAGGAGTAAACAATGCCAGGAGTAACCACTAGTACTGTATTAAATACAGATAGCGCTCTCAAAGCGAGAGAAATTGATTTTGTAACAAGATTTGACAAAAATTGGGATGCATTAAGAACTATCTTAGGAATCTTTAAACCTATCAGAAAAGAGCCGGGCACTAGCTTAGTGACTTATGAAGCGCAGATGAAGGATGAAGCCTTACAGGGCGGCGCAAGTGTGGGTGAGGGAGAGGCAATCCCTTTTACACAGTTTAAGGTCGTAGAAAGCAAAAGAGAAGATATTGTCGTAGAAAAATACGCTAAATCTTTATCCCTTGAATCTGTGTCAAAATGGGGCGCAACAGTCGCAATTGAAAAGACAGATGATGCCTTTATGGTCGAGCTGCAGAACAAGGTTTTAAAAGACTTTTACACGTTTTTAAAAACAGGAACATTAAAAGGAACACAGAAAAAATGGCAGAAAGCACTTGCAATTGCAAAAGGCGCTGTGCTCAACAAATTTGCAGGAATGAACAGAAACGTAACCGAAGTCGTAGGATTTGCAAACGTAATGGATTTTTACGACTGGTTAGGGGACAAAGAGATTACCGTACAGACAATGTTTGGATTGCAGTATATCAAAGATTTCTTTGGCTTCTCTACACTGTTCCTCCTCCCTGACGACTACATCCCGGCAAAAACCGTCATCGCAACACCAGTGGAAAATATTGATTTATATTATATTGATCCCGGCGACAGCGATTTCAAAAAGCTTGGACTTGACTACACGACATCTGGTGAAACAAATCTGATTGGATTCCACGCAGGCGGCAACTACACAAACGCCACAGGCGAAACATACGCCATCATGGGAATGAAGCTGTGGGCAGAATACCTTGACGGTGTTTGCGTAGTTACTGTCGGAACTACAGAAACCATTCCGGAAGTATCAAGCACCGTTTCGAAAGTAAGTTCGAACGGAAAATAAAAGGGGTTGATTGAGTGCTTTATGAAATCATGAATCACATTCACAATTTCTTCCCGGTCAAGGGGGCGGCAATCACAGGCAAAATAACAATCGGGGAATGGATTTTTGACACGCATACAGATGCAACGGCAAGTGGCGAAGACCTACGTTATTCTGACACTGCGATTCGCCTCCCACTACAGGATGGGCAGTATTATTTAATTAGCGGCTCTATTTTTAATGACGGGGTTTATCAGTATCACAAAGGCGATACTGCCCCGTTACAGGAGGAGACGTTTGACGGTGTAGTGGTTCCACTGGCTATCCCTAAACCGTTTTTATCACTGGTGGACGAAATCAGCGAGTGGCAGGCGAAGAATGGCAATTTAGGAGCGTATCAGTCGGAATCGTTTGGCGGATATTCGTACAGCAGGGCAACAAACAGTAAAGGCGAGACCTACACGTGGCAAGATGCCTTTAGGGCACGCCTGAACCCATGGAGGAAAATGGCATGAGTTTAATCAACGAATTTTTACAAGATTGCATACTCATGGATAAAAAGCGTACTTCTGACGGCGAGGGCGGATTTATCACCGAGTGGGTCGAGGGCGCTAAAATACAGGCGGCAATAGTCCGAGATACCTCTATGTCTGCCAGAGTGGCGGAAAAAGAGGGTGTAACAGCAACATATACAATTACTACAGCTAAAACAGTAAAGCTGAGCTATCATGATGTATTAAAAACAAAAGACGGAAAAATTTTTAGAGTTACATCAAATGCAGGAGAAAAAGAAACCCCTGCGTCGTCTAATTTAGACATAGCACAGGTCATGGCGGAGAAGTGGGAGTTAACGTCATGACTCCAACAGCGGCACTGTATCAATTTTGGTCGTCTTTCGGCATAACTGCATATCCGTCTAACAGGGTGCCGGAAGATACCGCATTTCCTTTTATCACATACGAACCAATTATAGCAAATTGGTGGACAGGTGCGGCCGCCGCTAGCGTCGTAAATGTCTGGTACCACACAGAATCTGAGGCAGTCCCAAACAAAAAAGCAAAAGAAATCAGTGACAGATTGCAAGGGGGCACCACGGTCAAGTGCGATGATGGAATGATTTTTTTATCGCAGGACCAACCGTGGACTCCCTTGGTCGATGAAGCCGACTCGTCAATAGTACGCAGATACACAGTAATAACTATGCAATTTATAACTATTTAACGAGGTGAGTAAATGAAGTATACGCAGGTACCTTCTGACCTTTTCAAAAAAATCCAGATCAACGCCGGTATTATTGCATCGGCTTTTGAGCCAGAAACGGGCGCCATAACAACAACTAATATTCTTATGGCGACCAGCGGAGGCTGTAGCTTTAGCGCGGAGCCATTCTTTACAGATTTTGGGGAAGATATTGACAACGTACCCAAAAACACGATGGAACTCAAAGAAATCGAATCTATTGAAGTAAAATTATCAGGTACAGCCGTTACTATGGATACCACACAGGCTAAAAGCTTTATGGCGGCGGCAGACGTAGCAGGAAACAAAGTAACACCAAGGGCAGATTTAAAGGCAGAAGATTTTAAGGATATTTGGTGGATTGGCGACTATTCGGACGAAAATTCCGGGGATTCCGCCGGATTTATCGCAATCAAAATCATGAACGCTCTCTCAACGGGCGGATTTAAGATTAAATCAGATGATAAATCCAAAGGAAATTTTGATTTTGAATACACAGGGCACTACAGCATTAAGAACGCAGAGACAGTACCTTACGAGGTCTATATCAAAACAGGTGAAGCGGCGTAGGAGGTAAAGCATGAGATTATCAGAATTAACAGCAGAACAGGGTTTAGAAGCGATTGCGAATTCCCTCGAGCATATCGGTAACATTGCAGACGATGATGATGCACTCAGCCTGTGCCGGGAACTTGCGCCGCGGGAAGGTGATAAATACATCAAAATCTTTGCTAGGGGCGCTAAAACAGCTCCTAGGCTGTTGAAAACACACAAAGATGACGTAATCGGAATCTTAGCAGCGTTTGAATTACAGACAGTTGAGGAATACAAGAAAAAGCACAAATTAATGGATGTTATCAAGGGTATGGTTGACCTCGTCAATGAGCCGGAGGTACGTCAGCTTTTTTTCTCAGTGCCAACAGGCGCAACAGAAGAACCCTCTGGCGATGCGCAGGAGAATACAGAGGAAGAAGCGTAAAGGGATTATTACTGTATGTCAAGGCTAAGATTTTAGACGATACAGAAGAATTAATTTACAAACGATATATGGCTGACGGGCTGAAATATGTAACCGAAAGTATTTCGCAGGCGTTCGGCGGGAAATACCTCTATGTACCGTTTTTTGATTTGATTGATAATAATAAAAAACAAACAGTAACAAAGACTGGCGAAGAAATAGCCGCAGACGTCATTAAAAAAGCCGGATTGGTGGTGATGAGTGATTGAATGTGATGGAATTGTTTGTCACTCTGGCAATCAAAGACACCGCATATAAGCAGGGGCTGAAAGACGCAGAAGGTAACGCCAGCTCGTCCACATCAAAAATCGGCGGGGCATTTAAAACAGTCGGGAAGGTGGCTAAAACAGCCATGGCGGCTGGTTCTGCCGCCGCCGTTGCATTTACAAAAACGTCAATAGATTCCGGAATGAATTTTGATACCGCGATGTCTCAGGTAGCAGCTACTATGGGAACAACCGTAGACAAAATAGGGAATGTCGAAGCCAAAGCTGAGGAAATGGGGCGCACTACAAAGTACACCGCAACGGAAGCGGCGGAAGGCATGAACATTCTTGCTCAAGCCGGCTTGTCGGCGGACGAACAGATTAGTGGCATCGGAACGGTACTTAACCTCGCCTCTGCCGGTGCCATGAGTCTGGAAGAATCGGCATCGTATACCGCCGGAGCTGTAAAGGGCTTTGGTGACTCGATGAGCAATGCATCTTATTATGCCGATTTAATGGCAAAAGGTGCTACTCTTGCCAACACAGATGTAAGAGGACTCGGAGAGGCTTTTTCTGGTTCTGCCGCCACAGCGAAAAACTACGGCCAAGCGGCGGACAGTGTCACGCTTTCCTTGCTCCGCTTGGCAGAGCAGAACGTAACAGGCTCTGAGGCATCTACGGCGTTAAATAGGGCAATGGCAGACCTATATACTCCGACTGATGATGCATCAAAAGCTTTAGATCAGTTAAAGGTATCCGCCTACAAAACAAACGGTGAAGCAAAAGACTTTAACGACCTTGTAGACGAGCTTAACGGCTCTTTGCAGGGCATGACAGCGGAACAAAAAAACAATGCTCTTGCAACGATTTTTACAACGCAAGGCTTACAGGCATTTAACAAAATGACCGCATCAAGTGATGCGACTGTACAAAAATTTTGGAAAGGAATACAGGATTCTTCCGGCTCCGCGGCACAACAGGCAGCTACGCAGTTAGATAACTTGCAGGGCGACATAACCTTGCTATCTAGCGCCACAGAAGGCCTGCAACTTGCTTTTTACAATACCTTTTCGGGTACTATCCGTGGTGCCGTCAAAGGTATAACAAGCGAGGTTAGTGGATTAGCTGAGGCGATGGAATCCGGCGGCATAAGCGGCGCCCTTTCCAAACTGGCGCAAGATGCGATTAATTTTAGCGGCCAGTTGCCGGGGCTGACAAAAATCGGCGGCGACCTCATAAACGGTTTAATTTCGAGCGTTACTCAAAATTCTGGCAGTATTACAACTGCTGTCGGCCAGCTGTTAAATAATCTTGCCTCTACGATTTCCACGGGGCTAAATGTATTTACATCGGTCGGAGTTAATTTGCTGACGACTATCGCTAACGGCATGACTCAGGGCATCCCGACCTTTTTGGGGCAGGCGTTGCCGATGCTGACACAATTTACAGAGTCATTGAGGAGCAACGCAGGCAAATTGATAAATGCAGGCCTGACACTTATCCAGAATATTGCTCAAGGGCTGATTAATTCTATTCCTGTATTGATTGCATATGTACCTACAATCATAACGAATTTGGCTGGCATTATTAACGATAATGCGCCAAAAATCCTTGCAACAGGAGTAACGATCATAACAAACTTAGCGATTGGTTTAGTTCGTGCGATTCCGTTATTAATTGCTAATTTACCGAAGATTATCACAGCAATCGTAAGCGTATTTACAGCGTTTAACTGGTTTTCGCTTGGTAAAAACATTGTTACCGGCATAATAAAAGGGGTCAAAAATCTCCCTTCTCTTTTAAAGGGTGCCGCTAAAAATGCTGTAAACGGATTCAAGGGAGCATTTAAGGGAAATGGTATTTTATCGGCTGTAAAAGGAGCATTTACTAAGATACCATCGGCTGTTAAAAGTATCTTTACTAAGGCAGTATCCCTTGTAAAAAGCTTCCCTGGACGGTTTAAGAGCGCCTTAAAGTTTAGCTGGTCTCTTCCACACCTAAACCTACCGCACCTGAGTGTTTCCGGCGGAAAAGCTCCGTTCGGTATTGGGGGAAAGGGTTCCCTGCCATCATTCCACATTAGCTGGTATAAAAAAGCCATGGAAAGCCCATATGTATTTTCTGATGCCACCTTGTTTGGAGCAGGAGAAGCAGGAGACGAGATGCTGTACGGTCGTAGCAGACTGATGAACGATATCAAAGAGGCAACACAGGGAACGAAAAACGATGTTATTATTAATGTAACTGTAAACGGTGCAGATAACCCGGAAGAATGGGGAAGAAGAATGGCAAGTGAGCTTAGAAGGCAGGTGAAAATGGCATAATGGCAAAGAAAAAGAAAAAGTCTGCTGCTCCTAGCGGTCTGTCTATATCGAGAGACGGTTTGAAATTTACAATATCTTGGAAAATACCGGCGAAAAAATATGAGGATGGACAGTGGCTATGGTATCGTCTACATACAAAAAACGCCGGTGCTTCTAAATGGGATTGGACAAAGTGGAAGAAAATAAATGTAGGAAAATCAGCAACTAAAAAAACGGTAGCACTTAATGCAAAAAATTATTATCCTGTCTCATCAAAATTATTAAACGCGATAGAATTTAAGGTAAAGGGCAAAACAAAAAGTGATAAAAAGCATACCTATACAGCCGCACATTCCACAAAGACATTTACCATTTATGCACCAAATGCCCCTTCCGTTTCTTATTCTCTTGATGATACTGGCGCAAATAAAGGTACATTTACTTGGAATACCTCATACGAGGCAAATGATGCAAGGCATTTTGCAAGGACGCAGGTACAGACCGCATTAATGACAAACTATAAGGGCGCCATTGCAAACGCTCGCTTTACCAATGCATCCTATACGGGAGCGTCTGGCACATGGGCGATAACAGAGGATGGTTCCCCGACACAAAACAAGACATTTTGCCGTATTGTAAGGGCAAAATCGAGAGGGTGTGCCGGAGATTCTGGTTGGAGCTATGCGCATCATTATTACAGTATCCCAGAGCGTCCAAACATACAGAGTACAGGGAGTAAAGAGATAGGCTCCTCTAGCCGCTATGTATGGGTAAACTGGGTGCAGGCATCGCCGCGGGACCGCCCTGTGGATTCTATGGAGTTACAATATGCCATAGACACGCCGGAAAGCGGAGAGAGATATACTGGCACATCATGGAGCACAGGAGTAACTGTTGCGTACCATGATTATACGGTGTCAGCAGATTTCAACACGGACGACGGCATAGCGGAAGACCAGATTATGTGGACAAGGGTGCAAAGTACGCACGATAAAAAATATGCATATTCTGAGCCACGAGTAGCGGCGCGAGGGGCTTTAAAATCCCCGTCATTTGATACGGTATCGGCAACAGGAACAACACTTACTATCAATAGCGTTGAACGCAACACGGAAGTTCCTGACGCTAAAACAGCCGTCTGGATGAAAATAGGCAACGAGGAAAAAGGTATTATTGCAATTACCGACAAAGAGGGGACAATCACAGTTGCGTGTCCGGACGTTTCTGGCGGTACCGAATACCAGATTGCGCTCAAAAATTTTACCGGAACTTCCACACCTCAAAATGGAGCGTCTGGCACCACCTACAAACTTAGCCCCCTCATGCAGTCTGGGTGGATTTATTCGGAAACAAGAAAGATTGCAGTCCCACCGAAAAATATAACTGCAATGGCGGTGGCATCTGATACCGTGGAACTAACATGGGATTGGTCGTGGAAAAATGCGGATGCGGCTACCGTTGCGTGGGCAGACCACGAGGACGCATGGATTAGTACGGAAGCCCCAACTACTTATGACGTGGAGGACAGGGAAACCACGTGGCATATCGGGTCCCTAGAATCGGCAAAAACATATTATTTCCGCGTAAGATTGCGGGATACGTCCGGGGATGAGGAAGTGTTATCTCCTTGGTCTGATACGGTTTCCGTATCTCTGAGTGAGACCCCAACAACTCCTACGCTTGCAACGACAGAAAATTATCTTGCCCTGGACGATACAGTTATTTGCAGTGTTGGCTACACCGGAAACAGCAAAGCTAGCATAAAAATAGCGGAAGCGGTTAACGATGAGCCGGTTAAAGGCAAAGATGGAAACGTCGTTGTTTTAATGATGTCTTCCGGCATGGAGACATTATCGGAAACTATTGAAAACATTAATAAAATCTATACTGCAAGTGGTCTTTTGAGCAATCTGTGGAATGTAGGAGAAATCCATTATTTAAAAGCAATGGTTACAGCACAGGGAGGCAAGGAAGGTGCATGGTCAGATTCTGTGGCTGTTGAAATTGTTGCAAAACCTGCAATAGACAGCGTTACAACAAATCTTGTTTCGGAAGCAACAGCATATAATTCTGACGATGTTACCACGGAAACGACCGACCAGACAGTGCCGGAATCATCGGAAGGCACAACAAATTATTTGGAGCAGCTACCATTAACGATAGCCCCGTCCTTCGGGGATTCTGCTGGCACAGCAAAAGTAACGATTGTCAGGGACGAGGATTATTATATTCTGCGCCCGGACGGATTAAAGGAACAGCATTTTGCCGGCGAAATTATTGCCAGTTTTACCGGTAGCGAAACAGATAACTACAGTATTGCCTTGGGCGACCTGATCGGGCAGATGGATGACGGTGCAAGGTACAGCATACAGATTGCATTTACAGATATTTATGACCATGTGGCAGAAAAAAAGATACCGTTTGTTGTACGGTGGAAACACCAGCCGGAAGTGCCAACGGCCACTGTAAATACGATTGCAGACAACAAAACAGCGAGTATTGTTGTTGCTAAACCAACCACATATGCTGATGGGGATACATTCGACTTGTATCGGATGAGTGTAGACAGAGCAGAATTGATTCTGGAAAATGGGGTTTATGGACAGAAATATGTTGACCCATACCCAGCGTTAAATGAGTACGGCGGCATACTGGTTGTAAATAAAACTGCCAACGGTGACTATATAACGTCAGATAGTTCGTTTGCGTGGTTATATAGCGATTTTTCCATCGAATATAAAAAGGCAATCATTGATTTTGACGGTGAATTTATCGAAATCCAGTATAACCTTGATTTAGATAACTCATGGGATAAAGATTTCGAGAGGACAGTTTATCTTGGCGGCTCCGTACAAGGTGACTGGAATCCTGCAGTCACTCGTGATTTAAAAATTGATGCAGTAAGTATCTCACTAACAGAACCAATGATGATTGAGCAAATGAGGCGGCTCGCAACGTATCCCGGAATATGTCACGTTAGGACACCGGACGGCTCGTCATTTTCCTGCGATATACAGGTGTCGGAGAAAAAAGACCACGATAACAAAATGCGGACAGATTTCTCATTAACGATTAAAAAAGTGGATTCGGAAGAACTGGATGCCGTGACGGAAGAGCAGTGGAGCGCAGAGCATCCTAACGAGGTGATGTGATGGATTGGAGCAAAGGATTTTCAGCAAGATATATTTTGACGACAGTTGACCCCAAGACGTGGACGGACCAGAAAGAATTTGAATTTACTGAGGGCAGTATTGACCGGGACAGTACGTCAGATTTAAGGGAATCTGCTTCTGTCACAATGACAGAAAAGATAACAGATAGTGAGTGCTGGGTCCGTATTTACCTGCAAGCCAAACAGGGAGGGGCAGGAGCAAAAGTAGCACTGTTTACTGGCCTGACCGCCTTCCCGGAAAGAAAGCTTGATGGTGTTAGGGAAAACCACAACATTGACTGCTATTCCGTTCTCAAGCCGGCAGATGATGTGATCCTGCCGCGTGGTTATTATGCACCAGCCGGTAGCGGAGCAAAACAGATTAAAAATCTGCTCAATGATTGTATCCCTGCCCCTGTGTTTGTCGATGGAACATCGCCGATAACTACAGATAACATCGTTGCGGAAGATGGGGAAACAAGGCTCACAATGGCACTGCATATATTAGATGCCATTGGCTGGCGGATGCGAATACACGGTGATGGTAGTATTGTTATCTGTGCAAATGCAAATGCTAGCAATCTTACAGTGGGAATAAATAAGAACGACATAATGGAATGTGATGTTACAGATACTTTCAACTGGTATGATACTCCAAACTGTTTTATGGCGATACACGATGATTACGGAGCGGCTATTGCAAGGGATGATAGTCCAGATAGCTTTTTATCAACGGTAAATCGTGGTAGGGAAGTGTGGAAATCGGAAACAGGCGTTGAATTATCCTCCGGGGAAAGCATAGCGGCTTATGCTGTTAGAAAACTAAAAGAATTGCAGAATCCTGCCAGAACGATACAGTACAGCCGGCGATTTTTCGAGGACGTTCTTTTAGGCGATGTGGTCTTTTTAAATTATCCGCGGCATAACCTTACTGGGAAATTTAGGATAACATCACAAACACTATCTCTGGAACACGGTTGCCGCACAAAGGAAGAGGTGGAAAGCATTGAATGATTTTGTAAAAGAGATTGCCTCGACAATGAAGCAAAGCAAAACAAAGGCATATGATACAGTCGCAAAAGTCCTTCGGGTTGACGAAAAAACAGCATATGTCCACATTGACGGTGGAGCAGATGAAACCCCCGCACAGATGGCAATTAATTGTAAGACAGGTGACACAGTAAAAATCCGTGTCAGCGGCGGAAAAGCATGGTTAACAGGAAACATTACAGCACCACCTACAGATGACTCTGTTGCAATTAAAGCGAATAAGACAGCTACTAAGGTAAAGAAATCCTACGAGAACTTTAAAGATATTACTGAGGAAAACTTTAGCAGTCAGGAAGACAAGATAGCAGAGGCTGCTAAAGTTGCAACTAACTTCATGAAATATATCGAAGGACTTGGATTAGTTGTCGGTGATATGCGAGAAAATACGCTTGGACAGAACGCGTTACTTGACGCAAATGGAATGTGTGTGCGCAACAATAACAGCGAAATTGTACGATTTGGAATTACAGATATTAAAGTAGTGAATGAAGACGGAGACCCTGTTTATAGTGGCGCTGGCTCGGTCGTAAAGTCACAAAACAACATTGTTGTATCAACACAGCAAACAAAAGATGCAAATGATACTAATGTCGGTGGTAAAGCTGCGCTTGAATTATATTATGATAGTGCAAAAGATAATATGAGTCTCTCGTTATCTGTAAAAAGTGGAACATCCTATACTGATTTGTACGAAAGCATTGGAAATGGGATATATGCTGATAACTCTAATACAAAGATTGTGTCTTCAGACGTAATAAAGTTGGATGCAGGGAGAATATATTTATCTACCTATTTAGGGACTTGGAGACCATATTTTTGCGCTGGCGATTCGATCAGTGCAACTTTTGGTACTGCTGGATATATTACGAGTTCCGGCAAGGATGTCATTTTTATAATTCCATTATCAAAACCAATAGTTGGGAACCCGACGGTAACAGTAACAAGTGTGGAAGGGCTTATGGTCCGACAAAATAATAAGTATTTGTATGGTGGCTCGTCAACAAAATATGTCAAACCTAGCAAATATACTGTACACTCAACGCTTAGTGGAGGCTGCATCCATGTATTTGCAACAATGCAAAATACCACAGATGTTACAAACAATAGCCCTTGCGGCATCTATGCTAATATTAAGATAACATTCTCATAGGAGGAATAAAATTGGCTTTAAAAAAAGAAATTCGTCAAAGCGACGGCGTAGTTACTAATTATCACAGAATATTATATATTCAGTCTACAATCAACAGTCATGATTCAATAGCTGTAGTGTCTTATGTAGATGAGATTGGCAGAATCATGGAAAACAACGGTGACAGACCGTATAGAGCCGCTGTTACATACGAGAAAGAATATGAAGAGAATATGACTATTGAAGATGCTTATAAGTATCTCAAAACACTTTCGGAGTACGAAGATGCAGAGAATATCTGATACAATTTATGCATAAGGAGGCGAAAGCATGATAGCTAGTGGGACAATAATTATTGATGGACAGACATACCGCAAAGGAGATGTTATACACGATTTAGGCGGCTGGGATTGTATAGATACAGACGGAACTAAGCGATATTACTGGGGGAAGTCTTCCGAAGTGGACAAATTACCTCATTATGTTGCAAGTGGTTCGACGGCGTTATGCGTAGACACAGGGGAATTATATGGCTTTTACGCCCCTGATAGCAAGTGGTTTTTACTTTAGGGAGGTGTAGAACATGAGAAAAAGCGGTTTAACGGGAGATGAGGCGTATATACTCTCAAAACATGGGGAAACAACAGAAGACCTTGACCCGCTAAAAAAAGAAATTAGTTTGATAAAGGAAGACTTGACATCTAAAGCCGATAAAACAGCCCTTGTCAAAACTGACAGAAAGCTTGATGCACTCTGGAAACTCAATCAGGGTATCAGCTATGAATTTCAGACAGATGATACAGAAGCATATCAGAAAACTGTTCCGAGTGGTGCAAAGATGGTAAGCATTAAAAGTATTGGCGGTAAGACGATTGTCTGGAATCAGATGATTTCAGATGGTGTAGGAGAACTGATGGGCGCACCTGTGAATGAGGTTGTATATTTAGACACCAAAAATCAAGAAACATCCTATCCAATTCCACAAGCCATTCTTAATCTTCCTGGTTACGGTTGGTCAGCTGGGGATGCGAGAAATGAAGTGAATTGGGAGAATAAAAAGTATATCCAGAGAGTTGGCAAATATACCATTGATGGTTCTGAAATCATTTTTAAAGAAAATAAGTACTGGGTAATGACAGTTACGGATTTTGAAAAACCTAGACCATCAACAAAAAACGCTATTTGTGTTAACTTTAAAGTGGCTAATATATATACTCAGAAATGGGGAGGTATAATCTTTAGACAAGAAAGTAATGGATTTGTATTTACGGATTCAGAATCTAAATTTGCCAATGAAAATGAAGTTAAGGATTACTTTCAGCAAAACAATGAAACCATATATTACGAACTCAATGAGGAACGGATAACTGACATTTCCGACATCATAGACAATACCTTCCAAGAACCAATCGAAGTAGAAGTAGGCGGTACACTGACATTTAGAAACAGTCACGGTGATGATTACAGAATCCCTGTACCAAGCTCTGAGGAATATGTAATATCTTTAGCGGAGGTGGCAAAATGACTGAAGCGCAGAAGAAAATGATGGAGAAACTTAGTCTGGCTGAATCAGACTTTGAGAAAAAAGAAACGGTGGTAAGCAATGAAGAACGTATCAATGACCTTGAGATTGCTGTCTGCGAACTGCTTGAAACACTTGGAAATGCTGAATAAGAAAAGGAGAAATAAAATGATGGCAAAAGTATATTTTAACAGATTGATTGTAGGAACTATTACATATGATGCAATTCCTGAAAAATATCAGGATAAAGTAAGAAAATATGGTATTGAGTATGTGAAAAAAGGAAAACTTCCCGTGGAAGAATATGAAATGCTGTATAAAGAGGAATATCCAGAGGGTAAGTAATTAACTAAAGAGGGCTTTAATTAATTTATAAAAACAAAAGAAAAATAATTTTTAAGGAGGAATGGAGATGGTAGATATTATGTTACCTTTGATAACTTGTATTTTTGTAGTTTTTGACTTAGCCAGCGGCGGAGTAGCCGCCTGCGCTAACCACGAGTGGAAATCCTCAGAAATGAGGAAAGGATTGTATCATAAATTTGGCTCCATTATGCTCGTGGTGCTTGCGTATCTTATCGACTACGCCCAGAAATATGTAGACTTGGGCTTTCGGGTGCCTATTGCTGCAGGAGTTTGCGTATATATCATTTTAATGGAGCTTGGCTCTATTGTGGAGAACATCGGTAAAATTAACCCTGATTTGCTCCCGGACAAGGTTAGAGCGATTTTAGGACTGGACAAAACGAAATAAATTTACGTAATTTTTGCGTGTTTGAGGTGATGCAGTGAACAGAAGTTTGATAAAAAAACTCTGGAAATTAGGCGATAAACAATTTATTGATTATGCCTTGTCATGTGCCCGCTTAACCTTGCGGGAGCGCGAAACTGTACAGTACTTGCTTTTTGACGGATTAACGCAGGAGCAAGCCGCCGAAAAAATGGATATAAGCACGAGAGGATTACAGGGGCTGTGGAGTTGCGCCGTGGAAAAGATTTTATTAGTTCCTGGCACAATTCCATACATAAATAGCCTTTAAGAAACCAAAGATAACTAAAAATCATGCGATAAATAAGCGCGTTGCCTTCGTGGTGACACGCTTATTTTTTTGCGATAATAAAACTATAAGGAGGGCGAAGAGATGTATCAATATTGGAATCCTAACCCAGCGGCGGCAAAAGTGGGAGATTGTACTGTGCGTGCTATCTCAAAGGCTATGGGTCAGACGTGGGAAGAAACATATATACAGCTTGCCCTGTACGGCTTAATGTTATCAGATATGCCTTCGGCTAATGCGGTGTGGGGCGCATACCTCAAAGATAATGGATTTAGCCGTTATATAATCCCAGACGAATATATGACCTGCACCGTCTCGGAATTTGCAAACAATCACCCAGAAGGGGCTTATATTTTAGCACTGTCAGGGCACGTTATAGCGGTAATTGACGGCAATTACTACGATACGTGGGACAGCGGAGCAATGACACCTATCTACTATTGGAGGGAAGGAGGAAAATAAATGTTCGGTTATCCACAATATCCACAACAATATCCACAGTATCCGCAATATCCACAACCGGATTATCTTGACCAGCTCAATCGACTAAAACAACAGCAGGCGCCGCCTCAACAAATGCAACAGCAATCTAATCCTGATGAGCGGATTTGGGTGCAAGGACAGGGCGCGGCGGAGGCGTATTTAGTAGCACCAAATTCTTTTGTCCGTTTGTGGGACAGCCAAGCACCGATTTTTTATGAAAAAAGAGCGGACCAGACGGGCAGACCGTTTTTAGAGGTGTTTGAATATAAGCGAAAAGGCACAGATTCGCCCACAGCGGAGCTTTCACAGTCTAGTCAACCAATTAACTACGAGGAACGCTTAAATGCTTTAGAAAGGCAAATGGAGACGTTAAGAAGGAGGGTATTGAATGAATCTCAATCCAATGCAGATGATACAGCAGTTTCAACAGTTCAGGCAGCAGTTCCAAGGGGACCCGAAACAGGAAGTACAAAACCTGCTAAATAGCGGGCAAATGAGCCAGCAACAGTATAACCAGTTGCAGGGTATGGCGACACAGTTTCAAAACCTTTTAAAGGGTTTTAAATAAATAAAAAAGGAGTGATTTCATGGGATTAACAACAGACGGAATGAGTCCGGCAGATTTGGCGGCAGTCACAGGCAACAACAACGGCGCATTTGGCGAGGGTAACGGTGCTTGGTGGATTATCATTCTTTTTCTCTTTATCTTCTGTGGATGGGGAAACGGAAATGGATGGAATAACGGCGGCGGAGGCGCGGTAGATAACTATGTATTAGCTTCTGACTTTGCAACCTTACAGCGCCAGATTGATAGCGGCATTTCCTCTCTCGAAAGAAAGGGCGATGCCATCAACAGCGGTATTTGTGACGGATTTTATGCGATGAATACCTCTCTTCTCAACGGATTTGCAGGAACAAATAGCACAATTCAGCAGAATGGATATGATACACGAAACGCAATCCAGCAGGGACAGATTGCAGATATGCAGAGCTTTAATGCTTTACAGGCACAGTTAGCACAGTGTTGTTGTGATAACAAACAGGCTATTGCAGGTGTTAACTACAACATGGCGATGAATACCAATGCAATCCAGCAGGAAGTTACAAACGGCTTCTGTCAGACAAACTTTAACAACGCAAACAATACAAGAGACATCATTGACAACCAGAATAACAACGCTAGAGCCATCCTCGATGCCCTCACAGCGCAGAGAATCGAAGCTAAGGACGCTAAGATTGCCGAGCAGAATCAGCAGTTATTTGCGGCACAGTTAGCGGCTTCTCAGGCGTCACAGAACGAAACCTTAAAGGCATACATGCAGGGCCAGTTTACTTATTACAACCCTAGACCAGTGCCAGCTTTTCCGGTTTCCGCACCATATCAGTACGGTAACTGCGGATGCAATACCGGTTGCGGATGCTAAAATTTTATAATTAGCAGCTTCCTGCGTTGACGGGATTGTTCGGCTTGTGCCGATGATGCTTATAGCGGCGGGGCAATCGTTCCGCCGTTTATTATTAAAAAAGGAGTGATAACGTGGCAGAATTTACTAATAGCAATATCGTAACCGTAGCAGCGGGGCAGAATTTACCGCTCACAGAGACAGCCGTAAAGTGCGGTAGCTGTATTACACACCGGGAGGGAGCAGGAATTGTGACCCTTAGAGGCCTTACAAACCAGTGCAGGGCGCGCTATAAAGTCAGCTTTGGGGCTAATATCGCCATACCTGCCGGTGGAACTGTGGCACCTATTTCTATTGCCCTGGCAATCGCCGGAGAGCCATTAAATAGTGCGACAGCAATCGTAACACCTGCGGCGGTAGGCGAATATTTTAATGTATTTACGGCGGCATTTATTGACGTTCCGCGCGGGTGTTGCATAACAATCGCAGTCGAAAATACATCTACGCAGGCAATTAATATAGCCAATAGCAATTTAATCGCCGAGAGAGTAGCGTAAAGGAGGGCAAAAAATGGAATCATTACACAAATTAAAAAAGATGATGTGTAGAGAGCTGGACGAGATTTCGAACAAAGGCGATATGAGCGCCGGGGATTTAGAAGCAGTCCACAAACTGACAGACACAATTAAAAATATCGACAAGATTATGTATTTGGAAGGCGGCAGCGAATACAGCCGCGGCGGCGACTGGAACACGTCAGAAAGATATAGCCGTGGGCGTTATCCCGACATGGATTACGGTGATTATAGTAACGCTCGCAGGGGCCAGCACTATGTGAGAGGCCATTACTCTTACAACGATGCAAAAATGCAGGTAAAAGAAACTATCAAAGACATGATGCACGACAGTAATCTGTCTAGTACAGATCAGGCAGCACTAGGCAGAGCATTAGCAGAATTAGACCGATAAGAGAAAGGGGTGCCGCAATGATTAATATGGACGAAATTAATGCCGAAATTGCGGCATTAGAGGCAGGAAAAACAACCTACGCCACTTGCGAACGGCTTTCGATTTTATACAATGTACGCAACAATTTAATGAGCAATCAACAACCGAACCAACTATCTTCCAACACATCATATTACTCTTACAGTTCCGAGCCAGATTCTGAATTTAAAGAAATCGCTCGGAACGCAGACTTCGAGCATTTATTACACGTGCTTGACGAACACATGAAAGCCATCGAAGCAATGTACCCACGTGAATATCGGTCAGTTTTGCGAAAAATAAAAGAGGGCGCTTGAAACGTCCTCTTTCTTCTTGTATAATATAATTACTTCTCCTTTATTTCTATCATATTTTGTTATACGGTAACTGACCTTAACCTGGTGGTTTCGGCTAGTTACTATATAACAAAAACTAAAAAAATATAATATCCTCCACGTAAGTGTCGGGGGATATTTTTATTTCTTTTACAATGCTTTTCCAAAACACTTGCTTGTCTTGTTCGCCTAACTGCATATACATATCTTTCCAACCGTCAGGAAATCTGCTTTGTATTTTTTTCTTAGTTTCTAGTTCTTCCGTTGCGGCGGTCTGGGATAGTTCTTTTAATTCCTTTGATATAGCCTCATATCTTTCGTCATAGTATTCTTCTGTTATCCTGCCTTTCTCAAACATCTTGTTGATTCTTCCCAACTCGCTGGATAATTTTTTCTTTCTCTTTTCCGCATCGTTTCCGGTTGCCTTCACACGACCTTCTGCCCTTAATACATCTAACTGTATTTTTTCTTCGATGTGATTAAGCATATATGTTTCTAATTTTTTTTCTGATCGCGTGTAGGTCTTGTGCTTTTGTGCGACAGAGTGGGGGCAGTGATATACTTTGTACTTTTTTCCTTTTTTGCCTATTGCACACCCGGAAAGCCTGCAACCGCAAATCGGGCATTTCATCAAGCCGGAGAAAATGTAAATACGCCTCCTGCAATCTGTCCAAGTTTTTTGGCTGGATACTTCGTTGATTTTTTGCGCTTGCTCCTCTGTGATGTACGGCTCACAGTAGTTTTTTACTCCATACATTTCGCCGCGATAAGCTGGGCTAGACATAATCTTAACCAACCTCGTTCTGGTTCTTACAAAATCAGGGTATTTACTTAAAATATAGTCGGCGGTTCCTGCTTTTGAGAATGTCTGGAAATAGTGCTCAAACATATCCTCAATTATTCCTCGCGTCTTTTCGTCTTTTACAATCTTTTTCCCTTCTATGCGATAACCTACCGGCACTTTTCCGCCAATATATTCCTTGTTGTTCCGTTTAAATTCCATAACAGACCGTATTTTCTCGCTGTCCCTGTCTGCCTCCGCTTGCGCTACGGACAGCATAATATTTACTTTAAATATTCCCTGACTTGTCTCTGTCTCATAATCCTCCCAGATAGCCCTCCAAGGCACTTTACACGCATCAAGGACACTTTGTACCTCATAATACCCTGCAACGGCTCTAAACCACCTGTCAAGGCGCGTGAAGAGTATTATATCAATCTCATGTTTCCTGCAATCCTCAAGCAACCGCAAGAGGGCAGGACGTTTTGTGTATTTTTTACGTGCAGATATTCCGGCATCGTTATAAATGCCAGCAACCGTATAACCCTGTTCCTCACAATATTTTTCAAGCGCATCTATCTGCGAATCAACGGACAACCCACTGTTCTTCTGCTCTTGCGTGCTTACTCGCACGTACAAAGCGGCTCTTTTCATTTATTTCCCTTCCTGCCTTCGTACCTCCGGGGCGGGTGCTGCTATCTACATACAACTAAGCCTGTCTATTAGCTTTTTTCTGAGTTTTTCGTATTTCTCGGTTATTTCTTCACTGTCCGGAAAGTTAACCAAGCGAAAACAAGCGTTTTCAAATTCGTTAACCAATGCTATGTTTTCGTATCTTTTTAATTCCATAGTTTTTTGTGGCAAATCGTCATAAAAAACTTTTAAATCGACACCTAGAGCGCCTGCGATTTTTGATAAGGTCTCTACCTTTGGCTTCTTTTTTCCGACTTCGTACTGGTAAATCATGGCAGCTGAAACACCTAGACATTTAGCAAGTGCCGCCTGCGAAACTCCCTTTTGTAGGCGCACAGTTTTGATTTTTTCTCCTATCATTGACAAAGTTACATCTTCTAATGCTTTTTCTATTGCATTTCGGCACTGTTCTTGGTTAAAATCTTCGACACCTTCATGTACGGTATCAACGGAAGTGTAAAAATATGGCTCACCGCTTTTTGTGTAATTATATCCAAGATTTAAAGCGGCAGCAAGTTTGGCTACTGTATCTTTCTTCGGATTCAATCTCCCGTATTCATAGCGTTGAATGGTATATGTTGAAAGTCCGCTTTTTTTACCAAGCTCTTCTTGTGTTAACCCCTGCCTTTTACGCGCTTGTCTTAATCTATCTGAAAAACTCATACATTTCCCCTTTTCCGATAATCGCAACCTTTTCTCTGTACTGGTTGTGATTATCAAATAATTACTTGTCGTTTCCTAGTTTTCTTCTTCTTTGTATCTCCTCTCTTGATTTACTCACATTATACACGATAATGACTATTATGCCAAGAGAAAAATACACGAAAATATATTATTTTTTATATTCCACGATATCGCACACTTGACAGTCCAATTTTTCGCACAAATACATAATTGTATCTATATTCACGTTTCTATCGTGCCGTAACTTATTGACCAGCGCCGGGGAAAGATTAAAGCTTTCCTTATCTAATAGATTAGAACGCTTTAACCCTCTGCGTTCTAGCGTGTCCCATAAATTACTATATGAGATACTACCTTTATATATGTTGCTTCTTTTTCTTGCTCGTGTTTCCATTTAAAAACCTCCTTTAATCGTTATAAATATATAGTACATTATTTTGAAATAAATATCAAGAAAAAAATAATATATTTTCGTGTATTTTTCTCTTGACATAATAGTCACTATCGTGTATAATCTAATTAAATCAAGAGAGGAGATACAAAGAAACAAGTACATAGAGTTTATGTACGATTATAAAAATGAATATAATTGTGAAAATTGCCCGGAAAATAGAGGGGATTTTCCGCATGACAGATTGCCTTGCGGACAACAAAATTGCTGGGTAACCTGCCACTGTAAGGAGATGTAAATATTATTACCGACCGGCAGCGGAATCCGCCGGAGAAAGAAAGACGAGGAAAAATTATTATGTTGGAAATTTTAAGAAGAGAATTAACAGGGAACACAGTATCGCTTTATGAATTAGACGAAATCATGACAAGGCTTGGGTGCCCTTCTGAACTGGACTGGATAAACGATGAGGGCGCGTGGGATGATGTTTTAAAGGATAAAAATATCTTTTATAAAGTTCCTGATTCTGACGACCATTTTGCAATTTCTTTTGAAATTGAAAGCGAGTACAATTCGGAGGAAGAAAGTGCAGATTGCACACTTGTTAATATCGTTAATATAGAGGTTCAGTAATTAAATTCCCGCCCCGGAGGTACGAAGGCAGGAAGGAAGAAAGCATGAAAAAGTATAACGTATATAAAGCTACGCGAGAGATTAAAGAAAGAGACATTTCAGAAATAGTGCAGGGGTGTACATTTTTTTGCGATGGTGTTTCTGAAGAATTAATAAAATCTTGTGATACACTAGAAGAAGCAAAAGAAGTCTTGGCGAAATATAAGACAGATATTACAGCTTACGGCGGGTGTTATCTGGTTACGGAATACTGTGTTCTACCAGAAATCTATGACGAAGACGGCGAGATCGTGGAGTCTGGCGACATCGAAGAAATTACAGAAATGAAAATCAGTGTCGAGGACGAAGAGTGGAACGTTGTAAAAACGTTTGATAATCTAAAAGAGGCGGACAATTTTATACATAGTGACGAAAGAGAATTGACGCTGATTTATTAGGATGAAAGGGGGAAATGGTATGCAAAAATTCAATAAAAGGAGAAAACTAGATAGATTCTTAGCCACTTTGCCTGAGGGCATGGTTTTTAAGTCAAATAATGAGTTTAGGATAAAAATGCCAAACGGATATATTAGTATTGGATATTATTACCATGATTATCATGCATTTGGGGGACATCGTAATTCTGAATATAATACTATACAGGAAAATATAGACGCGGTAAAAGAACTCATTGACAAATACGGTAAAGGGGAGTAGGATATAGATAAGGTTTTTAATAGCTCCATTTTGGGATGTAAATGTTAGCTTAGTTTTGTACCTTAAAAACATTAATAGTTCCATTCTGGAAGGCAAAGCACTTGTTTCGACAGGTGCTTTTTTATTATCTTGAGGAAAAAAGAAAAGAGAGAAGAATTGATCCTTCTCTCTTGTTGGTTGTCCTATTAGTGGACTAATTATTTTAAATTAATAGTTATCTTCTTGTCTGTCCAGAACGAAGCACTATATTCTAAAATCACTTTCTTTGCGTCTTTTGGTACTTCATAGTATGCTGTAAAGCTTACGTTCTTTCCCGGAGACAAATTAGTGTTAACAAAATCACTGTCTCCTATATATTGCTGTTCGCAAGCTGAATTATCTGCATAGCATTCGCAATCAGATACAGATACATATTTGTCACCTTTTTCTGCAATATTTTCACAAGTAAAATCTACAGCTACATATTCGCATCCATCTTTTGCAGTAAAATACTCTCCGGCATCATATCCAAATTCAGCCTTTTTAGCAGTTACTTTTAAACCGTCATTCTCAAAAGATTCGCCAACCTTTACGCTGTCTTTCTCTTTTGTTTCTTCTTTTTTAGCAGTTTCTTTCTTGGCTGCTGTTGTTGCAGCACTCTTTGTCTGAGAATCAGTGGAAGAACTGTCATCGTCACCGCCACCCATTGCCGCACCTAAAACAGCCAGAACAATGATGATGATAATTACCCATTTCAACTTGCCACCCTGTTTCTTCCGGCAATGAGGACACACTTTAGCTTTTGCGTCAATTTCTTCTTTGCAATGCTTGCAAACTTTAGTTTTTTCTTTGCTCATATTTTCTGCTCCTTTTTTATTTATTATATTAATAATTTGGGTAAAATTATACAGGATATTGAATAAAATATCAAGGGATTTGTTGAAAATAATGTCCAAAATGAATAAATGAGATACGTGCATCATATAATGCAGTAAAGATTTGATAACAGGAGGGGTTGCATGGATTACAGGAAAGAAATTATTAAAATGCTTGATATGGCAGATGAGCGTTGTTTGCGGCTCATCTACGTACACATCAAGGCTTTACTGGGGCTGAAATAATCAGCCCTTTTTGTTTTCTTGCATTAGCTCCACCATCTTTTGAAGAACTTCCCAGTCGGATTCATCTAACGCCGAAAGCATCGAAATAAATTTCTTTTTAAAAGAATCTTCCTCGCTTTTCAGTACATCACCGACAAAGTTTTCTATCTGTTCATCTCTTGTTAATTCGATAAACATTTCGCCGTTTCCAGTTCGTAGCCAGTCTTCATTGACGTTAAATTTAGTACATATGTCCTGTATTGTTCTTTCACTAGGCTGTTTAACCCCTGAACATAATTGTGATACAAAAGCCTGTGATACATTAAGCTTTTCAGCGAAAGCTGTTTTTTTCATCCCAAGACTCTTTATCAGATAATCAATTCTTTCGTTAAGACGATTCATTTTTGACACCTCCTTTCTAATTAGTATAGTACACCATAGTAATTACAAAGTCAATAAAAAATATAACTGAGTTATAAAAAACTATTGACAATTTATCTGAGTTATGATAAAGTATAACTAAGCTAAGAAACACAAGACAACCAAACAGGAGGGAAAACATGATAACAAGAGAAGATTTAGCAAATAAGAAAATTGATAAGCTTGAAAGTATTGAGCAGGCGAAAGAAATGATTAATTTATTAACCTACGATGAATGTTTAGCAGTTTTAAACAGTACAAAGAATATGCCTCACGAAATATATTCGGCTTTAATGGCTCAAGCCAAAAAAGAAAACGATGGAATAACATCACTTGCACTTGTGATCGCAGGATTGCAGAACATTTCAAATTAGCCGAAACGGTCAGAGCACAAGACAACCACACAGGAGGTAAACAAGATGAAATTCTACGATATTTTAATGGTAATCAACAATAATGCATTGATTAGAACAACAGTAACAATGTTTGGTATGAAGTTCAAAACAGAGCACCGTGCGGATTACTTTTTGGGTTGTGGAACGGATGAGCTTTTAGGCAAAAGAGTTGCTGATATGAGAGTGACAGAAAAAAATGTGCTTGAAATTATTTTAGAAAATGAATAGCCGAAACGGTCAGAAATGACCGTCTACCGGAGACGACCTCCCGGTACTGATGATGGCAGGTCGAGAAAGAGAGGTGTTGAAAAATGTCAGAAAAAGAAAAACAGATTCTTGAAGCTATAACAAAAGCTATTCCTAATATGTCTGAATTTAATAAAGGCTACTTACTTGGCATGGGTGAGGCAATGGCAAGTAATAAGAAGCAGGAATGTGAAGAACAGAAAGAAGGCGACTAAATGGAAACAAGAAATCTATACAGAGATAATGAGAGAGCAGCCGTGGCTGCATTTCACAATGGCAAACTTCTTTACATAGTAACTTATTTCTTTGGTGCGGATTTATTTGAGCGTGGAAGGGTTACTGTTTGCAACGACGGAACAGTGATAACATCGGGTGATGTAAATGTAATTTAGGAAGGTGACTAGATGAATAATATTCAAATCTTCGAAAACAATGAGTTTGGAGCAATTCGAACCAAGATAATTAATGACGAGCCGCATTTCTGCTTGCCAGATGTTTGCGGAGCGTTAGAAATTAAAAATATCAGTCAGTTAAAAACCAGACTGAATAAAGATGGGGTCATTATTAGTGAGGTCATCGACAGTGTAGGAAGAAAACAAAATGCAAACTTTGTGAACGAACTTAATCTTTACAAAGTAATCTTCCAGAGCCGCAAAGAAAGTGCAGAACGCTTTACTGACTGGGTAGCCGGAGAAGTTCTCCCATCCATCAGAAAGACAGGGAGTTACCAGAAACAGCTATCCCCTCAAGAAATGATGCGTATTCAGTTGGGCATGATAGATGACCACGAAGACCGTATTAAGAGCCTTGAAAGCAACATGGTAATTGACTACGGTCAACAACAAACCTTGCGACAGCACGTCAATAAAGCTGTTTTAAATGCATTAGGTGGCAAGGACACAGAAGCATATGCATGCATCAGTAAAGTTGTATTTGCAGAGTGCAACAGGGATTTGCAAGACAGATTTAAAGTTAACAGCCGAAACAATATCCCTAGAAAACGCTATGAGGAAGCTATTGACTATGTAGACAACTGGGAACCGAAAACAAATACAAAGTTGAGAATTGACGAGTATAACCGTCAACAGAGATTTGAGGTGTAAAGATGGAAGTAGGAGATATAAGGGGGATGCTTGCAATAGCAAGAAAAGCACGTGGAATCACCCAGAAAGAACTGGCTGAAAGATGTGGACTAGCCGAAGTTACGATCAGGAAATACGAAGCAGGCGAACGTTTCCCAAAAGCGGAAAACTTGAAGCGCATCACTAAGGAGCTGGGCGTGAAAATAGTTGTGATACCCGAAAAGGAGTTAGGAGGTAAAGATGAAAGCCATATATAATTTGCTGACCATCGTGTCAGTAGCATTGATTATCTGGATCTCGTCTAGTTGGGTTGGTGTGGTAACACATACCGCCGGAAAAGATTATAGCAATTATAATTTCTTTGTGATGTTAGGGGGGTGAATAAAAAATGAATGAGCCTCCAAGAAAAGAGTATGTCATTAGATTACTCTACACCCTCTTAGGACGACAACAAGGTGTAGAGTATGACAAAGTATTCTACACTGATAAAGACGGTGTAGAGCATGAGGTAAAAAAGGAAGAGCCCTACCATTAAGCTCTTACGATAAATCATACAAGTAAATCATACAAAAGACTTGGCATTTTGTCAAGATAGGAGGTAGACATGGCAGTAATGAGAATAAATAAAACGACAGACTACACCGTTATGTCGAATTATCATTTCAGAGAAAAGGATATGTCTTTAAAGGCAAAAGGCTTGCTGAGTCTTATGCTTAGTTTACCGGAAGACTGGGACTTTACAGTTAAGGGACTGGCAAATTTGAATAAAGACGGCGTAGACGGCGTGAGAGCCGCACTAGAAGAATTAAAATTGTTCGGATACTTGAAAGTGACTCGTGAGAGAAACGAGAAAGGACAGGTGAGCGGTACAGTTTACGACATTTACGAAAAACCAACACAGGAAAAACCTATATTGGAAGAACCTAAAGAGGAAAAACCTATATTGGAAAAGCCAACACAGGAAAAACCTATACAGGAAAATCCAACGCAATTAAATACTAAAGGAATAAAATACTTAAATAATAAAATACTTAAGGAATCAAGTACTAAAGGAATAAAAGAGAGTGCGCGCGCGAAGAAAGAACCGGAACAGTATTTCGAGGATGAAGAACTTAACTGTAAGTTTTTGGAATTCCTTGCTATGCGTAAGAAAATCAGAAAACCAGTAAGAACAGACAGAGCCTTGAAAGCTTTGCTCAAAAAATTGCACGAGTTGTCCGGCGGAGATTTGGAAACGATGAAAAAAATCATAGACCAGTCATTGGACAAGGAGTGGTTAGGATTCTTTGAGCTGAAGACAGATAACGACAGCACGAAGAACATTAACGACCGACTGTACGGAGATATACAGCACTGGGCGGCACAGAAAGAACAGGAGGGAGGCGGAATGTATGACGATTTCGGAGTTTTCTAAAATCGTAGCCGCACTAAAGACCGTTTACACGGCTCCGGGATTTGTTCCCAACGAACAGGCGTTAGATATGTGGTACCGCCTAGTAGGCAAGAACAACGACTACCAGACAATAAGCGTGGCGGCACAAATGTATATGACGACCGGAAAATTTCCGCCAACACCGGCAGATATTTTGGAGTGTGCCAGTAAGCTCAAGGCAGAAAGCAGCTACCTGAGTGAGCAGGAAGCATGGGCAACAGTGGCAAAGGCGTGCAGTAATGGGATTTACGGTTACAGAGAGGAGTTTAACAAACTGCCCCCTACGTTGCAAAAGGCAGTAGGAACGCCACAGACGCTCCATGACTGGGCGGTAGTAGATTCAGCGGACTTTCAGACGGTCATACAGTCAAACTTCCTCAGAAGCTACAGAGCGGCGTTGGAAACACAAAAGGAGATAGACAAGTACCCACCGAAGCTCCAAGAAATGATAAAAGCGGCGGGAGCGATAGAGCGAAAAGAAACAGTACCAGAACTGCCCACACTGGGAGAAATAGTCGGGCGGTTAGAGCAGGATAATAAAAATTATACCCCGGAACAGTGCGAGGGAGCGTTAGGGGACTGGATAGCAGAAAAGAAAGAGAGGATAGGTTATGGATGTAATGATTAATGCAACCGGATTTCCGGCGAAGGAATACGACAACGAAGTGACAGGAAAAGGAGTGATCCCGGCGGAAGTCACGATCGCTGTCAAAGACAAAGAAGTGGCACAGGGACTGCTTGAGTTGTTTAGACTGGGCGTTGAAAGAAATACCGACATGAAAAAGATAGAGGCATACGCCAGAGGCTACAACGAACTGAGCAAGGCTATTAAAGAGGCATGGGAGACAGAAAATGGAACGAGGATTTGACCCGGCTAGAGAATATTTAAAGACACAGCACCTTGAGGCGGAATATGAGTGCAGAACAGCACACAAAGCAATCAAACGAGGTGCGGCAAACTACAACGAATACGAGAGATATGAGGAGGAATTAGAACAATGACATTATACGAGATTGACAGTGCAATTATGGATTGCGTAGACGAAGAAACAGGAGAAATTATTGACCTTGAAAAACTTGAGGCTCTCAACATCGAGAGAGACAAAAAAGTGGAGGGAATCGCGCTGGCGGTAAAGAATTATGCTGCAGAAGCAAAGGCAATCAAAGAGGAGGAGGAAAAACTTGCGAAACGCCGTAGAAGTTGCGAGAACGCCGCACAGAGGTGTAAGGACTATCTGACCCATGCTCTTGACGGCGAAAAGCTCAAAACGGCAAGGGTAAGCGTATCCTACAGAAACAGCGAGTCTGTGACTATTGACGATTTAGGCAGCCTGACAGAGGAATACATCAGGATTCCGGAGCCGCAGGCAGACAAGACAGCGATTAAAAAGGCGATTAAAGCCGGGAAAAAGGTCACGGGGGCACACATTGAGACCTCAAAAAGCGTGATTGTGAGGTAAGAAAGATGGGAGATGTTTACACAAAGTTACAAACAATTCAGGCAGAATTAAAGGTGCCCAAGAGTAAATACAGTGAGTATGGCGGCTATAGTTACAGGAGCTTAGAGGACATCTATGAGGCAGTAAAGCCTTTATTGGACAGGGAAGGCTTAATATTAGCCGTAAACGACGAAATTATCATGCTGGGCAACCGATTTTACATAAAGGCGACAGCAATTTTAAAAGACATAGAAAGCGATGGCAGTTTTTGCACTACAGCATACGCCAGGGAGGAGGAAAGCAAAAAAAAGATGGATGCAGCACAAGTTACCGGCTCAGCGTCAAGCTACGCGAGGAAATACGCGTTAAATAGCTTGTTTCTTCTGGACGACTCGAAAGATGCGGATACAGACGAATATAAACGCAACGAGGTTGTCACAGAGAAAGAAGCAAAGCGACTCTATGATCTGATGCAAAAAAAAGGAATGACGGAAGCACAGATTAAAGAATGGGCAAGTCAAAGAGGTTTAAAATCACTGTACCAGACGACGCAACAGCAATATGCCGAAGCCATGAAGGAATTAGGACTAAAATAGCATGGATTTAACTGGGAAAATAAAAAACTTAGCAGTGGATTATTTTAGCAAAAAGATAACAGTTACCCTGGAAATCAACGAGGCGGAGCGGTTTATAAAGGGCGTGGACGAACTGAAAAAGTTGGAAAAGCTGTCCATAATAATTAAACCGTTCCGCAAGAAAAGAAGCTTGTCGGCAAACGCTTATTTCCATGTTCTGGTCACCAAAATAGCGGAGAAAGTCGGAACGAGCAAGGCGGAAGCCAAAAATTTGATGATAGGCAGATACGGACAGCCGGAGCTGATAAAAGGAGACATAGCAGTTTTAAAAACCAATGTTCCGACCGATATCATGTACAAAAAAGAGGACGTTCACACGGTTGCGATAGGACGGCGGCTAGAAAAAGGCAAAGAGGTAGTGTTTTACAGGCTCATGAGAGGCTCACATACCTACGACAGCCGGGAAATGAGTGAGCTAATCAAAGGCACGATACAGGAAGCAGAAGACTTAGGAATTGAAACGCTAACACCAAGAGAATTGGAACAAATACTAGGAAAATGGAAGCCAAGAAAGGAAGAAGAGAAATGAAAAAATTTGAATTAACAACAGAATCTATCACAAATGCGGTTGGAAAAAAGTTATTTAGAATTAAGGCGCTGATTGACTTCGGAGACGTGAAAGCCGGAGAACTTGGAGGATATGTGGAGAAAGAGGGAAATGTATCACAAGACGGCGATGCATGGGTTACCGGAAATGCAGAGGTTTTCAGCAATGCAAAGGTTTCCGGCAATGCAAAGGTTTCCGGCAATGCAGAGGTTTTCGGCGATGCAAGGGTTTC